CAAGGGCGGTTAATTTCATCAATTCAGCATTTGTTAAACCAATACCTCTAATAGAGTCAGGTGTATCAATCCCAAAACAAGAAATAGGCAAACCTCTATCAGTTCCAGTGTTAGATAAGACAGGACTTGCTAAACCAATCCAACCATTCCAAATATACTTAAAGAATTTATTTTCAAGGTCAGGTCTATTAATTCTTGTAGCTATAGAATGAGCTACTCTTCTATATGCCTTTTTAGGTGTTTCATCTGGGAGTAGGTATCCTTTAGATATAGTAGCTACTCCTACTTCATCCATCCATTCAGGGTAATCTTTTCCTTTTACCCAATTTGCTGTGTCTATAGTTATATTTCCGTCCATTTTTAAAATATTGATTCGTCCCACTGTAAATGTCCCTTTGAGTAATTAGTTACTCTTGAGGCAAAGAAATCTGTGTGTTGTTTACCTGCTGATAGAGAGTCAAACCATTTCATTCTTTTAAGAGCATTGGTATCAATTCCATCAATGATAGGTCCATAACCTAAATCTCCTAATTTAGTATTAACTCTATTTTTAATAAAGGCAACCAAATCATCTTTAGAACAACCTTCAAGATCTCCTAACTCATAAACTTTATCAATAAAATCAAGTTCTAATTTTAGAGATAATAAAGCTGCTTCATTTATCGCTGTTTTGAGGTCCGGAGTGTTGAGGTGAGGATTTTCTTTGATAAGTGTTCTGAATAACCAACATCCTGCTTCGGAGTGCATTGATTCGTCTCTAATAGACCATTCAACAATTTGGCCGACCCCTTTAAGTTTATTTCGCATTTTAAAAGATAATAAGATGGCGAACGAAGAGAATAAATTAACTCCTTCGGTAAACGCCGAGAAGATAGCGAGTGATTTAGCAATATCTTGCAAATCATCTTCACCATCGAAATTATCCCTAGTAGACATAAGATTTTCAATTTTAGCCATTGTAGCTTCATCCTCGAGAAATTCTGAGAAGTTGTCAAGTCCAAGTGTTTCATTTAATAAAGAATATGCTTCAGCGTGAATAGTTTCAAATGCTCCAAATGTGGTAGCCATCATGATAACTTCAGGCTTACGGAACCATTTAGTTACAAGACCACTCCAATAATCATTTACAATTGTTTCGGTTTGAGCAAAACCTTTTAATATAGAACCAACTATATTTTTTTCTGTTTCTGTTAAATTTTGTTTCCAGTCATTTATATCACTCATCATTGGTACTTCAGTATGGAGCCAATGTGCTTGTTGTTGTTTTAGCCAGTAATCGTGTGCTTCAGGATATTCGAATGGTTTATAGACGACTCTCTCCTGCAAAAGATTTGATTTTGCCATTTTTTTGTTTGTTATAAGCTAAGTTGAAAAAATTGTTGAGCCAAAAGATCTCTGTCTAAAGTATTAAAATCGGTTCCTTCAATTTTTCTTACTGGTGTTTCGTTATCGTCATCAAAGTGTTCATCCAGAACTTCAAAGTGACCTGTTGAAGTATCAGCCTTAACTGAAAAAGTCATTCCATCCATTCCGTATCTATTTTTCATTATATGAAATCTACCAGTACCGTTTACTTTATCTTCTTTTTTTCTTGAAAGCGATATAGCTATATCAGTAATCATGATTTTGTCATAACTACCAGCTGCTTTATCACCTTCAATGACATTATCTTTTGCACCTGCGCGATTAACTTGAGAAACTGACCAGATTGGTAATTGGAGCTCTTTAGCTAATCCTTTAGTGCTTATATAAATATCATCTATTTCTCCCTTACGATCTTGAACTCGTTTTCTTGAAGAAAGAAGATCAACATAATCAATTAGAATTAAATCAGGTTTAAAATCTAAATCAATACATTTTTGTATATGTGATTTAAGCATTGGAATAGTTGCTTTACCTGTGGCAAATTCTTTAATAATTAGTTGGCCTGGTAATTTATCAACTAAGGATTGAACTTTATCTTTATGTTTAGAAATAGAATCAACACCTATATCAGTAAAATAGGCGTCATATCTTCTACCTACATAATCTTCACTTAGCTCTAGAGTATAATGGAGAACATTAAATCCTAATTTAACAGCATATCCTCCTAAGGCAACTAATGTCCATGATTTGCCACCTCCCGGGTTGCCGAATATTAATCCAAAATCCCCATTACCTAAACCACCTTGCATTATATTATTAAACTTTTCCCAAGGTGTTGGAACTATAATTCTAGATTCTTCTCTATATCGAGATTCAGTATCTTTATTATACTCATGGCCTAAGTTTTTATCTCCACCAGCCTTCAAAGCATTATCAACTAATATTCTAATAGAGTCATAATCACCAGCATTCAATAAATCTACAGAACTTAAAAGTGCTTTTTTTAATTGTTGATTTTTACAAAAATTAGAAAATTCTTCCTCAACATATTTTAAATCATCTTCAGATGATTGATAAGCTTCTCTTAATTGTTCTTTAATTGATACTTGTAGTACCTCATTAGTTACTTTTTTAGTTTCAACTTTTAATACCTCCATTGTAGGAGTGGTGTGATACTTATCATAATATTGGAGAATCTGTTGAATAACCCACTTATGAGCTTGGTTATCGAAGTATTCGTCACTCAAAACATCATGGATATTTTGGAGGAATTCTTTATGAGTAAGTAATGAAGATAGTACTTTGATTTGAAAACCAGTACCGTATGATTGTAAAGTATTAAGCGTCATAAATCTTTAAATTAGAAAAAGTGTCTTTAACCCAAAATTCAGTGTTTTTAATTATATGGTTTAACCCATCTTCATTATATAAAGTTAAGAAATCTAATACGCGTAAACTAGCTACTTTTTCTTTAATTTTATTATCTATAAATTCTTTTTCATTATCATCTAAAAGTGGATTACCTAAATCCATAATTTTATAATGATTTTCAACACTTGTCCAGTCATGAAGAATCCGAGCGTATACTACTCCTTCTTTTAATCGTTTCACACTTAGATCATATATGTCTTGAAGTTCTAATCTATCTCCAGCTAATTCAGGAAATTTTTTCAATACACCTTTATTTCCAACACCTTTCACACCTGAGATTTTATCTGAAGTATCTCCAACTAAGGTTTTATAGAAAATAAAGTTATGAGGAGGAACACCAAACTTATCAATTACAGTTTTAGTATCATAAAAATCTCTTTCTATAGGTCTATAGACTGTAATATTATCATTAACTAGTTGAAGAAAGTCTTTATCACTTGATACTATTACAACTCTAGAATTATATTCTTTATCTAAAGTTGTAGATAAGTGGGAAATAACATCGTCCGCTTCTGACTTATTGATTGATATGACTTTAACTGGGAGGCATTTTAAATACTGGATTAGACGTACTATTTGGTCTACTTTAGAGTCATGTTCGTCATCAAGGTTTTCAAATATGTCCCAATTAGTAATCCTAACATTTCTACCTGATTTATATTCGGGGAGTAAGTTCTTCCTATTAGTGGAAGAACCTACTCCATCGAATATAATGTAAACAGATGTTGGTTGAATCTGTTTGATAAGAGAACCTAAAGACCTTAAAAAACCAGCTAAACCTCCAATATGAGTACCTTCCTCGTTTACAAAATTTAGTACAGCAAAATTCCTTAAAAATAAATTTAAACCATCTATAACCAAGACCCTATCATGTCTATTTAATTGAGGTGAATCATTCCCCTGCTCAATTTTATTGAGCATTTCAAGGTACTCTTTTTTGCCCATTTTTATTCTGGTTCTTCAGTATATGAAGTTATGTCTTGAATATCTTCTGAATCTTCTTCAATAACATTAAAATCCATACCTCCAAGTAATTGACTCCACTCCTTTGAGTGAGCATCTTTATAAACTTTAAGTTCTTTTTCAGTATCATTGATAAAACCATGGGGTGTCATTATTATTCTACCTCTAGTTGTTACTCCATTAATATGGTTTTTATCAATTTGAAGATTAGTACGTTTAGCAAATTCTACTTGTTTACCATCTTTAATAGCTTTAATTTTAGATGTACCTGCATTAGAAACATTACCAAATGTTACTACAAAAGTAGCATCAAACCACATAGCCCAACCTCCCTTATTCATTAATTTTGGTTGACTCATAGGTGTTTCAGCTTTAGCTGTCCATACTTTATTAATACAAACTAATGTATTAGTATATGGTGATGATTCTTTTCTTGAGAGTAGAATCTTTTGGTTAACATTATTTCCAAATTGAGTACTCATAGCTCCAGCGTTCCATTCATTATTGTTTTTATTAGAACGAACTGAGAGTTCACAAGGAACAGATCCAATAGAATCCCAAAGGAATAATAGATCATAAGGTAAATTACCTTTCTTTTGTTCATCTACTAAATCTAAAATAAATGCGGCTACATCTTCAATTGTATTTAGTGATCCTCTATCAGCATAAATAAAAAAACCTTCATAGTCATTTATTTCACCTGTTTCTTTATCTACTTTAAGATCAACTTCAAGTCCCATTTGTATAGCATGATCCCAATTCCATTTCATCTCTGTAATGATGAATACTGGGAGTATATTTCTCTTTTGGGCAGAGACAGCCGCCTCAATCAAGGCGGTTGTCTTACCCGTATCAGAGTGGCCCCTAAGTAAGGTTATATGACCCATAGGGATACCAGGAATTGAAGTTACATCTTGGAATGCTTGAGAAAGAGGAATCCAAGCTTGGTCTTTAAATTTGACATTTGATTTAAGAAGTTTTTTCTCCTTAAATTTATTTAGGTCAAATCCTGATTGTAATTCTGAAGAGACTGCTTCAGTTAGTGATTTTTTTCTTGCCATTAGCTGAAGAGTTCATCAAATTTATCAAGTTTATTTTGTTTTAGGGGTGCCTTCAAATTGTAATTTGTTTGGGACACCCCTTTATCAAAAGGGAGATCACTCTCATCTTCTGATGTTTCATCATCAATGATATCTCCTTCTTTAGCCTCATCTTCAGGGCTTAAAAACTCTTGAAGGAAATCTTTAATCTCATCAAAAGTATGCTTTTGAAATAAATCAAGAGGATTCTTTTGTTCATTTAACCATTTTTCAACTTCACTACTATTTTCAGAAAGTGGAGTTTGTTTAGTACGAACTCTAACTGATGATTTGTTATAAGCTGTACCTGTTGATTCTGGTCCAATTGTATCTACAGTAATATCACGACCAGACATAATATCAGTATAATCACCAATATCATCATCATCTGCCATACTCAACATTTCAAGATACAAAGCCTTACCAAATTGCCACAATTTTACACCTTCATGTTCTTCACCTCGAACAATAACAGGTACAAATACTCTCATTTTAGGATCCAATTTTTTAGCTAAACGCCAATTTTCCTTATCACTAGTTTGACGTAATTGTTTAGCAAATTCTACAATTGGATCTTTTTCTCCATAATTAAGAGGAGAAAATATTGTACGAGCTCCAATTCCATAATGAAAATAAGCCTCAGTAAAAGGATTAGACTTATTAAATTTACTAGGAACAATTCTAACTACTTGTTTACCAACACTTGGTTTCCAAAAAATGTTTTTGTCTGTTCCACCTCCCTTAGTTTGTTGTTGTTGAAGGGAATTCAACTTACTTTTAATTGCATTTAAATCCATGATATAACGTTTTGTTTAAAAATTTTTTCTTTTAAAGATAATAAATATGATAAAAAAGGCCAAACTAAGTTGGCCTTCTTTTTTATATTTGTTTTTACTTACATATCAACATCATCGCTATATTTCATAGTAAGAGCATCTAAGGCTGTTCTTACTTCATCAGCAAATGTTTCAACATTTGGGTAAGTGTTTATTCTTTCTTGATAAAAATCATCTAATAAATCAGCGACTTCCTCTTCAGATTGAATTTCACTTAAAAGTTTTTTTTTTAAAAATTCATTTAAGAACCTATCATTTTCATCTAAACCAGCTTTTTTAGCTGCTTTTTTGATTTGAGCGTCAGTAGGTTCTTTATCTCCTTTTTTATTATCCTCTCCATCATCATCTTTTACTTTCTTTTTTCTACCTCTGGTTTCAGGAGCATTAGGATCTCTTTCAGGTTTACTAAATTTCTTTAGTTCTGAGGTAATTAATATATATCCTTTATCTTGGAGAACTTTAAGAAAGGTATTAGCTTGAGCTGAGTTATTCCATCCTTCAATAGCATCTAATACTTCTTTAGAAGTAAAGTTTGCTTTCTTTAAAACACTAGTTAATCTATCCATATCCTCAGGAGTAAATCTGCTCTTTGGTTTTTTCTGACCTGGTGATTTATAGGTTTTGAGGAGGTTATTAACTTTATTCATGAAAGATCTAACATCAGCTGTACTAGCATCTTTAGCTAACATAAAAGTGTTTGATGTACGAGCCATTTCATCTAAGAAAGATTCATTGACTTCTTCGTCAGTTATAGCTTCTTCCATATAGTCATTATCTCCTTCTTCAAGGAAAAGTTTAGCTATTTTTTCTACATCTTTATCTTCTCCTTCATCTAAATCTCCAAAATCATAACCATCAGGATAGAGCTCAGGGTCTGGGTCTAAGTTTTCGTTTAGTCTGGCTTTTAAACCTCCTTCAGCCAAATACTTTCTTAAGTCAAAATTATTCATAATTCTATTATTTGATGTATTTTAGTTTTTAGTTGTTTTAATTCATTATGTTGAGTCAACAATATAGTATTCTTATAATGTTGCCAATTCACTTTATAATAAATATCAACAACTCCTCCATTTAATCGCTTTATTAACTCATTTAGTGCATTTATTGTATAAAGCGTATTAGATTCTTTCTTTCTATGAACTAGTATAGTATTAGGTAATACGTTATTCATACTAGCGGGGTCTACGTTGTATGTGCAGACATACTCATCATTACTTTTTATGTAAAGGATAAAAATTTTATTATAAAGTATGTCGTAATTATATTGTATTTCTTGCACTAGGTCATCCAAACCCTCTAGCGTAGTAAAAGTGCAAAATAATTTATTATTCATTTAATTTTTAATCTTGATCTAGGGAAATGTGTGATTAATATCCGGGGTATACATATTACACGGACTTTAGAGAACCATATCTGACCCCCCAAGACATTTTTACCTTAAAATCATAAGCTTTAAAAACTTTTAGTATAGTCTCAATTATATCTCTTTCGGTTTTATCTACATCAAATAAAAAGGAATCATAAGTATAATGAATTATTTTAGTGTTCTTACTTTTAATAATTTTTATTATTTCTTCTAAAATAAGAATATTGTAGTATGTTTCTGTGTTTTGAAGGATATAATTAAGTAATTTTTGTTTTTTTAACTCTTTAGTTTTAAAAACATATCCTGATTTACAGACTATTTCTTCTTTAGAATTTAAGTCTTCTAAGTATTGGTCTACTTTTTTAAAGTAATCTAATTCTTTATATTCCTCAAATACACCACCATACAATTGTTTAAATGTAAGTTCCTTAGAAGTTTGATAATCAACTCCATACATCTCAGCAAATGATTGATGAATATCATCATGTTCAAACTTATACCCAATCATTTGAGCTATAATAGTAGGATGATAAGCACTAATATCTATTTCTAATAGAAAATCATTTTCGGCTATAAACGCGTCTCTACAACCTGATTTTTTATCTAAGGCAACATAGTTAATATTATTAAAACTATTTGAAGGACGAGTTGTAGTAGTTTTAAGATTGAACTGGGTGAATGTTTTATCTGTCTTAATTCCAAAATATTCCTTAAATAAAATAGGATCTACTTTAATGCCTTCTTGTTCAATCCACCAAAATACTGAAGTGGCTTTATTATTGTAAAATTCAAAGTATGGTGGTTTCTCAAGGTTAAAAATATGTTTTACCTGAAAAAATATTAGCTCACAATATTCATAATGTTTAACTATAGGAATGATTGAGTTTATATTACCTATATTAGAATATTGGTTGTAAAAATGGTCATAAATAGGGAGTTGAGTTTGTATATCAAAAGGTGATATAAAATACAAATCACTAACTTGCTTTAATAGAAAATAATGTAGGAATTCCTTCTTATCTCTAACAAATATCTCCTCAAATCCCTGGAGTGTTTGGTAGATATGTTGTATATCTATAGGGAGAGATTCAGAGTGATTGATAGATACTATATATCCTTTATTATCATCTATTTCTCTAATATAGATACAAGAAATATCATTTTGTGTAGGGTGAATTTTATTATTTAATGAAATTATCTCTACAAATACTTTCTTAAACTTTTTCTCCCTAAACTCTCTTAACTTCTCTTCTGTCTCTATTAACCAAAACATTCAAGTTTAAAGTTAATAAATAATTTTTAAAAGGCCAATCTTAATTATTGTTAGGTATATAAAATTCTAAAGAGTTTTTTAAAAATAAACTTAATTTAGGAAAATTGTCTTTTTTTTGTTTTAATAATACTATAGAAGTATTTATCCTACATACTTCTTTTTCATCCCCAGTTAATTTCCAATTAAGTTTAAAAGGTTTATATAAAGCATATATACTACCTTTTTTATTTTTTATAGCATTGTTATAATTTTCTTCATTAGTTTCAATATAGATTAACTCGTTTCTTTTTTTAAAAAAATATCTAGTAAATTCTCCTAATTGGTAATTTGTAGATGTAGGTTTGGGTTTTATATATTGAGGTGGGTATATTTCAAGACTAATTTTTCCTTTATTTAAAATTTTATTATAATTATCAGACTCAGGATTTAAAAAAGTTAATTGTTGATCAATTGGAACATTAGTTATATCTTTTCCTCCATCATATTCTGGGTATAGTCTTTTACTGACACCATCATATGGGGTTTTACCGGTAAAAACTAGCCCATTAAATAATTTGTAATAAGGGCCAATATAGTGCTCACCTGTGGAAGCTATAATATATTCACCTCCGGCAGTATATAAATTAGTTTGAATTCGACTTTTTGGAAAATAAGGCATTTTTTAAGTATTACGTCCTTTTATATATATCCAATTTGTAGGATCAATTTGGGAAAGATTTCTTTGTTCATTTTCTCCAAAAAGCCAAGAGTTCCAGTTATCAGTTTTAGGAACAGTATGTAATTGAAAATGTAAATGTGCTCCTGTTGATCCTCCACTATTATCTGCTATACCTAGTAATTGGCCTCTTTTAAAAGAAGATCCTACAGTTAAATCTGGAGATAAGCAGGGTAAAAGTCCACTATTAGCTTTTTCTAAATGCATAAATACAGCATAAAGTTTAGCTCCATCTTTAACTCTAAACCTTTTATCATTTTTATCTCTACCCAATTCAGATATTAAAGAGTTGTATAAGTAGGGGGCATCATTTTTTAATGAATTTGTATCTATTTGGATTACAATATAAAATCCTCCTCCTGTTGATCCGTTACCTCCTTGAGCTCTTACATTGGTTATAGTACCATCCCAAACAGCATAAAGAGGATATTTAGTAGCAGTACCAATGATATCTATATCAATTCCTCTATGAGGAGCAGCTCTTTTTATATCTTGTCTAGGATTGATACCTGTAAATCTAGATGTAATAGCCCCAGGACTATTCCCTAATGGGCCATAAAATAAAGTCCATCCTACAGGATTATTTCCTTTGGCCGCTTTAAACTTTGGAAGAGGTTCTCCAGCGAATTTAGGAGAAGAAGCTAATAAAGTAGAACAATTTCCTTGAGATTGAGCAGCTGCTGAGTTTGAAGTATTAGGTTGTGAAAGTGAATTAGATGAAGGACCTGTAGAATTAGAGGGTAAAGCTGAACTGTTAAATGTTTTAGTCCGGGTTTGGGATGTTTTAGCGTCTATGTTTTTAGGAATAGAAAGACCATCAATAGAAGTAACCCATCCTTTATTATCAACTTTATGGGATATTCCTTTTGTTAAAAATTCAATTTTATTAACATAATTAGGAGGTAAAAGATCTTCATTAATAGAATATTTTTGATATATCTTCATTCCACTTAAACCCATCATAGTAATATCTAAACTTAAAGGAATAAACCCTATAGCTGGGATTTTGGCAGGTGAACCATCAGAACCTTTTTGACTTAATTGCCCAGTAATATAATTAAAATATGATTTAGAGTTTGATTTATAATTCTCTACATCTTCTTCATCTACTTTTAATTGTATATAAGTTAAAAGATAATTATAAATCTTTTTAGCATTTTCAGCGAAAACTTCTTCAGGAGTTTTTTTACTACTTTCTTCACCCTCAGTTGTAGTAGTTGAACTAGTTCTATCTTGTTTTTCTTTAATTATTCTATCAATTAATCCAACATTCCATTCACTAAAAGCAGTTGCGTTTTCTCCAACAGCATTACCATTAGCTTGGGCTCCAACTGTTATCATATTAGCTATATTCTTAGTTATCTCAGATTTTATAGAAACACTTTCAACAAAACTTCCAAAGTTTTCTTTTAAAATATTAACATTAAATCTAGCAGGTTCTTCTACTTTAGATTTACTTAAAGCTTCCCTCAACCCAGGTATATAAGTGTCATCTATTATATTAAATGAATTAGTATCTTCATTAAAAATGGCTGAAAATTTATTTATTCCTCCTAAAGATTGTTGAATTTCTGAAAGGATATTGTTTATAAAGTTTAGTAATGAGATATTACCATCTTCATCTATGTTTTCATTTAACACTCTAGATACAAAGTTTAGGTTAACATGTATATGCATTATATTCCCAACATATGGAGAATCCATAGAATTAAAACCATTACCTAAAGCATTATTAAATGTTGTTAAACTAGTACCAGGATCCTCATTAACAATCCAATTCCATGTACCTTGATTATTTTTTATTCCATCTAAATATTCATTTGATATAGGTACTAAACAAATTCTAGGATCTGTTGAGAAAGTTTCAGGTAATCTAAAACAATAAGTACCATTTGATTTATCTGTTAAACCATAATCACATTGTATATTTATAATAGGTACATCAGAGCCTCTACTAGAATCATAATATAACATATACATCTCAATTAGACGTAAAAGAGCTCCTAATTTTAAATAACTTTGTTCTTCACCAGTATTTTCATCATCAAATGAAAATTCTACTCTTACATATTCTCTTAATCCTCCAATGTTACTGTTAGGATCAGTTGATGGATCTTCTTCTAATAAATCTTTAACAACTTCAACAGCCTCACTAACAAATTCTCCAACAGCTTCAACAGCCTCACTAACAAACTCTCCAACAGCTTCAACAGTCTCACTAATAAAATTCCCAACAGAACTAAAAAAACCTTCTTCTTGAACTTGGGTTTGTGAGGGAGTTTTAGGTTGAGGTTGAGGTTGAGGTTGAGGTTGAGGTTGTGTTATAGGAGCATCACCATTATTTATAAACTTACTCCCAGCATATTTAGCTAAATTAACATCTGGGAGAGAAGGTATAAGTTCTTTTAACTTAGAACATGTAACTTCATCTATTATAACAAAACTTTCTTCTGTTAAAAGTCCATCTGATTCTTCTGAAAGTTTTTTAAGGGCATAAAATATTTGGTTTAATGTAGTTCTATTTTTATCTTTTTCTATTGGAGGGCCTTCTAAATTAGCTTCTTCTTCATTTTGCTCTTCAACATCAGCATCATCATATCTTAAAACATTCATTTTGAGAGATTCTATAACATCCCCAAATGTTATACCTGAAACAGTTATATCATAACCACCATCAGGACGAAGAGTCCAATTAAAATTTTTAACATATCCTAAAAAAGCATCATAATTACCATTTGATTGGTTTCTAGAAGTTTCTAAAGTTTTAAGAATATAATTTTGATCACTAACATCACCATCACCTCCTCCTAAAAATAAACTACTATTAGAAAAATTTTCAGTTGAAAGAGTTCCATCATTTTTAAAATAAACAGAATGTCCCCATTCTAATAAAAAACTATATTTTAATCTTAAAAATAAAGTTTCAATAATAAGAAATTGTTGTTTACTATGGCAAGTTATATTTATAGTACATTCTCTTAAAGAACCTCTATTTAAAGATTTAACATCAATACTAGTAATACCAGGCATTGGAATTAATCCATAATCACTAGTAGTTAAAAATCCATAAGATGAATTATTAAAATCATTATAACTAGAAGCAACACCACTTTTTAAAATAGGTGAACCTGAATGGTCTTCTTCAACTGTTCCTCCAAATAAAACAAATTTTTCAGCTAAATTATTCCCTGAAAAGCTATCAGGTAAACCTATTTCTCGACATTTATTAGCTGTCACATTTATCGATGAAGTAAGTTTAATAAAAGGAGCATTACTTGTTGTAAATACTAAAGTATTATTATCTCGAGTTAAAGCTCCTAATTTTTGTTGTCTTATATTGATTTGTCTTTTTACATAAGGAGAAAAAGACTCTTGTAAAATGTTAGCCATTAAACATTATTTAAATTTTTATAACTGAATAAGATGTTTTCTACATTGGTAGGGATTCTTAATTGGGTTCCTAAAGGAATATATAAAGAATTTTGGGGTAGTTCTGTATTAGCAATAGAAATAACCCACCATAAAGAATTATCTCCATAATATTGTTGAGCTAATAAATCTAGCCTATCTCCTACTGAAGTAACAACATATATATCACTTGGGGATAAAGGCACTTCTGGGTATTTTGCCTCAGCAAAATATCTAGCTCCTTTTTGGAATCTTACAACTGGTATATTAGTATATCTGCCCATTTTTATAAAGAATTTCCTATAAATGATTGACCTTTTCTAGGTATAAATTTATGAATTAAATTTATAGATAAACCTGATACCTTAAAAGCTAAAGGTAGTTGTTGAATATCATTACTATCTGTTATTAATTTACCCCCTTCACTTCTAGCTATCTCCCACCCAGCATCTAAAATAGGGCTAATTGTAAGCCCACCATTTATTATACCAGGTTCAGAAGTGATATAATCTCCTATAGTTATTTTAACAACACTACCTCTTAAAAATCCAGCTTGACTATAATCTGGGGCTATTGCTCCTATAAGGTTATTTATTTTTCTATAAATAGGTAATAATTCGGCTCTAGATTGGGCCGCTACTGTAAATCCTACAGTAATTTTTCTTTCAAAATCCGAGTATCTATAAAACTTTTCAGCTCTACCTACATATTGATATGAGTTCCAATTTGAAGTGTAAACATCACTAAATTCATCTATATAGGCTCTAAAATATATAAATTCATCATTTAAAGAATTATTATTTATAATTCTAAAATTAAATTTAATAATATCTCCTACTCCAATTTCATTACTAACATCAGTACTTGAGTATAAATTAATCTTATCTCTTCCACTTGTTATTTCACTATCATCTATAACATCTTGGGGACCCTTAGTGTAACTAACTCTTTTAGCGTTTCTTAAACCAGGATTTCCTTCTGAATAAGTTTTTTCTCTATTAAAATTCTCATAATCTTCAGAGGCTACTTGAATTTGTTTAGGTTTATTTTCATTAGCTTTTTTTCTATAATCTGATATACTAGTTAAAGCTGTACTTCCTCTTAAAACAGGGATAGAATTAATTAATTGTTCTTGAGTCCAAGTAGCTGTTTTATTAGATTCTATTATTTCACTAGTCTTAGGAAATTCAGTATAAACATCACTTTTTATAGTTGCTCTATTATTACCATCTAAGCCTAAATCTTCGTTTGTAGAAAAGGTTAAGTCATTGGTTAGGTCTCGATATAAAAAAGATAATTTTAATTTGTCTTCATCTCCACCTAAGTATTGAAATGGGGATCCTTTTTTCTTATTTAAGTTTTCTATATCTGGTTCTAATGTGTTAGGTTTATACACATTAGGGGATATTAATAATCCACCTAAAGTTGATATAGTATTTTCAATTCCAACAGATTCTCCAGTGTAGGTAGTATATTTTTTACTAGCTCCTAAAGTTTTGCTATAATTAATAGCCACATAATTAGGAGTAGAACTATTAATAACAAAAAAATTAGGACTAAGAGATCCTGAGAGGTAAACATTATTAGAATATAAGTAAGAACCTTCTGTATTAAAAGTATTACTAGAAGGATCTATCCCAGTTATTCTATAATAAGTTTGAGAAGCTCCAACAGCTTTACTATAATTAACAAGACCAATAAAAACTTTACTATTACTTTTTAATTCTAATTGAGCATTGTCTGTTTCTAAAGAACCTGATTTATATATAAATGGGTTAACTGGGTTATTAGAATCATATTCTAAATTATATTTATTAACTATACCACTATATGATATTTTATTTATAGTAACAGGGCGGGGATTTCCTGTTTTAGGATTTGTTTCATTATCAGTATAAGTAACTCTTAATATTTTAGTTCTACCCCCTTGAATAGCATTAGGTGATGGCCCCCCAATATAATCAAATAAAACATTTCTATCATTTGAATTTAAACCTAATTCTTTAGCTTTTCCCTCATTAAAATTAGAGGTACGATTACCTTTTATTTTAGATTCAAATAATAATTGAAGTCTATTATTAGAACCTTGGTAAAAATTCTTTTGAAGATACTCATATTTTTGAGTAAAATTAGTTATATCTGGGAAGGGGCCAGTTCTTTCAGTGTGGAATCCTATAGAATTACCCCCTACTTGGGCTAAAGTATTTAAAGGATTATATAAAACAGGTCTAAAATTAGTTGAAGTTCTTCCTCCTATAGTTACAGGATTAGTTAAAGCTAAGACTTCTTGTTTAGCTACAAATAAAAGACCATCAACTGTAGTTAAAAATTTACTTATCCTTAAAACATCTCTAATACTACTAACAGGATTTAAAAATCCATTCCTTAATAGAAAATCAGGCCCAGATTTTGGGTAGAATCCTTCCGGTATGGGGGATTTGATAAAAGGTTGTCTACTATCTCCCCCCCCAGGTTTATCCTTACCATATTTTAAGGATTTTAAGTCTGTTTTTAAATCAATAAGACCCATCTAATTATCTGGGTGGGTTATCTAGATATTTTGAAGGGGTTAATCCGTCTAAATCTAAAGTAGAAGGTTGAGGTTTACCTAAAATTTTAGGTCTATTATTTATAGAGTATTGATTGTGAAGTTTTGACCCTGCTGCTTCTAAAATGAATTGGTTTGGAGTTAATCCTCTTAAACCTAAATTCATATTGGGTAAATTTTGTAATAATGACATTGCTTTTTGTTATAAATATTAATAATTATTTTAATTTATAAGTTCCCATATTAAGAGAAGTACCTACTTTATTACTATCAAGCATAACTATTCCTTCTTTACTTAAAATTTGTTTTAAAATTTCTTTTACTTCTACCATTTCATTAATTAAACCCCCATCTCCTCCTTCACCACCCCCTCCAGTTATAGATTTAACAGTACTAGTTACACCTTCAATAGCAGCGGTGCCTAACCCTAAAGCTACACCACCAATTCCTGGGTTGGTGATAGATTCTAGTTTTTCTAAATCAACTTCTGCTAGAGTATTAGCTAATTCACGAATAGCTACAGACATACCAGTTATAGCATTATTAACATCTAATAATTTTGAAGAAGAATCAGCTAATTTAAGTATAGCTTCTAAAGGATTTCCAAACATTCCTGTTACAGCCATTGAAGCTGCTGCTATACTTAACCCAACTCCAAAACCTACTAAGGCAGGTCCCAAAGTTAGTAAAGCTGGGACTAAAGAGAGCAACCCTATAGCTATCTCAGGGCTAGCCATTTTGATTAAACTATCAGCTACACTTGATATTATTATACTTAAAGCTTGACCTACAGCTACAACTACTGTTCCTAATCCTGTAAAGGCTGATACTAGTACATCTCCTATAGCTGATATAGCGGGGGCTGCTAAATTAGCAGCGTAAGCTAAAGGTATTAAAGCGGCTCCTAAACCAGCTATTAAAACTAAACCTAAACCTATAGCTGCAGCTTGGGGTCCCCTTAACATTTCACCTAAAGTTGATAATCCTTTACCTATAGCTTCTAACCCCTTTTGTAAAGGTTCAGCTTTTAAAAGTTGTATAGCAAATAAAACTGGGAGAGATGGGAGGAGAAGGATTAGCCCTGCAGCGGCTATAGGAAGTACCAAAGCTCCTCCTAAAACTTTAGGATCAGCAAAACTCTTTATCCCCTCAGCTATAGCTCCCATAGTTTCCTTAATAAGATCAGGTTTTATCCCAGCTAACTCTTTAGCCTTTTCACCAGCTTCAGCCGCAGATTGAGCTCCTTCAGCTACACCCCCTGCGGTTTCTATAATACCACCCCCACCTCCTCCAGTAGCCCCTTTAAACCCTGCTTTAACTTTACTCATAATACCTCCTTCAGCCCCAGAAGCGGATTTGGCAAAATCTAAAATACCTTTACCTAAATCTTTAACAGTACTAAAAGTTTCTTTTACAGTTTCAGTTACACCCTTAAAACTTTTACCTAAAAGAATAGCTGCGGCGGCTGCTGCTATAATTTGAGGAGCAAAAGGTAAACTAACAATAGCTGCTATAGCATCTAAAATAGGAGCAAAAGCCATACCTATTTGACCTAAAACACTTTGTATTTTGGTTAAGACTTCTTGAAAAGATTCTGAGGCTGAAGTAGCTTTTAAAGATTCATATGTAGCTTCACCATATTTATTTTTAAACTCTTCAGCGGCCATATTATTTAGGTCCTGCTGTAAAGCTACTTTAGCTAACTGATCTCGGTTCATACCCAAAGCTTTAGCAGCTGCTTCTTGTTGTATTCTATTTCCTGAAGCAAAAGCTGCTTTTATCTCTTCATTTTTATTTAATTCTTCACTTAAGCCTTTTAAATCATTATTTAAAGCTAAAAGCCTAGCTTTTTCTAAATTTATATCTTGTCCTAATAATAATTCCGCTTCTAACTCACTAGAAATTGAAGATTCAAAATCTAATAAACTATTAGCTACATTATCTACTTCACTGAGAGAAAGACCCAATTGCCGAGCAGCTGTAGCAGCTTCAGCTATAGCTTTAGGGTTTTTACCTAAAGAAACCTGAATGGCTTCAGAAGCGTTAGCTACATCTCCTAAAACAGCTTTCACATTTATAGCTGTTTTATTTTGCTGGTTCATAGCTCCTACAGCTGCTACAGTATTATCTAATACCTCTTCAGTATTTTTACCTTGCAATCTAGATAAAACAGTTAATTGAGCTGATTCTTTAGCTGAAAGTCCTAACTTTTGTTCAAGTTGGGTAGCTGAAACTAAAGCTTCATTACCTAAAATATCAGCTGACTGGCCTAACTCATTAGTTAATGAAGCATAAGTTTTAACTAATTTATCTCCTGTAATAAAAGCGTCTCCTGTAGCTATGGCTACTCCTTGCATTTCGGCGTTTAAAGCTGTAGCTTCACCATAAGAAAAACCAGTTTGTTTTCTTATATCAGCTATATTTTGGCTAGTTTTTAAAGTAGCATCTAATATAAAACTAAAAACAGATTCAAAGCTAAAGGCAGTATCTATAAAACTTTTACCTATGGACTTTAACCCTTCAGATAGTATTTTAACTCTACTATTTGTAGGTACAAAAACACCATCTACCATTTTACCCTCATTAGCTAATTCTTTCATTTTAGATACAGCTTCATCTATACCTAATTGATTAGCTAAACCACCTAGTCCTATTTTATTTAAAGTTTCACCTAAACCTTTAATTAAATTTCCACCCAGCCCAAATTGTTTATTTACAGTTTTTAATTTTTGTTCTTGTTGATCTATAACTTTTAATAAAGCCTGGTATCCTGAATTTTCTTCATTTAGTAAATTGTTAGTTTCTTCTAGGGCTAGATTATTTTCATTAAGTTTTTTATTTAATTCAATTTGGGATTTTCTAGCCTCATTTCTTTCCTCAACACTTTTTGTTAAATCTTTAGCTATATTTCTATTAAGTTCAATTTGTTGTTCAATCTCACTTTTTTTAAATTCTAAAAGATTTCTTCCAATTTCTAAACTAAGTTTTTCTCTTTGAGTTTTTTCTTTAACTTGAGATAAATTTTTCTCATTTAACTCAGTATACCCACTTTGGATGCTTTGTAAATCACTAGCTATACTACCTAAATTTTTAACAGAGGTAACGACTTGTCCTACAACTGTGTTAGATTTATTTATAGAATCTAATATAGAGTTAAAACTAGCTCTAGCTCCACTTAAATCACTACTAAATTCTTTCCATTCTCTTTTTAAATCATTAACCTCTCTAGTCATACTTTTGAGGTCATCACTAGTAGTTGAGGTAGCTTTATTAGCTTCCTTTATAGCTTCACTGTATCTTCTAGCACCAGAGGTATCACCTAATCTTTGAGATAACTCAACTGCTTCTTTTAATAAAGCTACAAGTTTTTCAGTATTTTTTATTTGCTCAGGAGTAGCTGCCATAATATGTTATAAATATAAAAAAGCATCATTTTTGTGATGCTTCTTTATTATAATTTACTTTTGTTTTTTTAATAAATTCAGGTGCTTTAACTTGACCTTGAGGATCTATAACTGTTGTTTTATTTCCTTTTTTAGCATCCTCATACATTTTATTTTCTTTCTCATAAAATTCATTAATTTTATGAAAAGTAAAATTTCTTAACCAAATGGGCATATTGTAAATAATGTTATAATCATAGCCGCCTTTACCATGAAACACTATCTCATGTATTTGTGTGAACAAATTTACCCTATACTCAGGCGTCAGGCCAAAAAAAGTTAACTCCAATAGGTATATTCAAATCAGATTTAAATCCATTAGGACCATCATGATCAAAAATTAATTTTACATCAGGCTGGGTTCTTCTAATGTGTTCTCTAAATGCTCTAGAATCACGAGCTAAAAAATAATTGTCTACAAAATTTCTAACAGTAGATTTTGATTGATCTCCATCAACTGATAAAATCATATATTTTAGTCTTGTTGATAATTCTGGGGATGAATTTTTATTAAGTCTTTGAAGGCCTTTTACCTCATCAGTAATTTTTCTTTCATCACCATGTGTTAAAAGTTTATATGTAATGTTAGTTCCTGAGTGAGGTAAGGTAAAAGAGAATTCATTTTTGCCCTTAACAAATTCTTTCTCATCTAATTCAGTAGTTTCAAGAGTTGATAAATCTATTGTTATCTCTTCTCCTTCATACATAAAAGTATAATCTTTACCATATCCTAAAATACGGGCTGCTATAAGAATAGCATTTTTATCACCTATAATAAGGTCATCAAAATTAATTTTTGTGACAATAAGAGATTTTAATAATTCATCTAATACTGTACCTTTTTGAATATAATTTTGATTAGTTAAAATATCTTCCTCTTTAGCGGTCATATATTTCATTTCTATTTTACCGTTTGATAGAGGACTATCTTCAGAATAAACTAAACCTTTAGAAGGTAAGTCAATTGTCTCTGTGGGAAATTTAAATTCACTCATTTTTAATAACTTTATTTTATTATAAATATATAATAATAAAAAAAGAGCGCGATAATAGCACTCTTTTCTTAAGATATATTTTGTTTATTAGAAATTTAATACACAATAATCCATACCAACTGTTAAAGCTATATTTTGAGCTTCAGCTTCAGTGTCCCAGTTAAATTCACCAAAATTGGCTGTTTTAATGAAAGCTCCTTTGACAACCCACTCACTAATAATATCCCCAACAGGACCTAAAACATTGATAGTTAAATCTTTTTTATAAAAATCAGAATAACCATCTCTACCTGTTACAGATTCATGATGTAATCTAACCCATTCCATTACAGACTGGGCTCCTGATGGGGTAATTGGGTCATACAATGTCATGCTAAGATCAGACCAGTTGGCCTTTCCTTTTATTTTACGGTAGACATTAATATGATTTAGTTTAATTTCCCCCATTTCTACAGTTACAGCTCCTACTCCTTTTATTAGATAAGAAGGTATGCCATCAACATACAGGATAAACCTATTTTTAACTTTAGGTTCAAAAGCTGTAAAAAATATTTCGTTTGGATCTAATACTGCCATTTTTGTATTTTATTATAAATATTATAAATTCAAATTTTTATTAATTAAGATGGAAACTCAGCTCCTGTTGGAAGAACATTAAAATCAAGTACTATAAACTCAGCTGTTCTTGTGGGTTGTAGGAATATTTGACCTACTAATTGATTTCTATCTATAACATCAGGTGTGTTGTTACTATCATCCATAATTACTCTAAAGGCGTAAAGACCTTGTCTTTGTTGAATACTTTCAAGATATGGGTTAACTTGAGATAAGAAGGCATTTCTTGTAGCTGTAGTATTTTGTTCAAAGACTAAATTTTGAGCTAATTGTCCTATATAATTTTTTAACTCAATTAATAATCTTCTAACATTGACCCGATCAAGAGCACTTGCTTTCTTTTGTAATGTTTTTTGTCCAAAAACTACCACACCACTATTAGGGAAAGTAGCTATAGGATTAACATTACTAGAATATAAAGTATCTCTATCTGATTTAGTTAAAGTTCTTTCAGTTCTGATCACTGTTGGTAAACTTCCCCTATTTAAACCAGCAGGGGCGAACCAAGCTTCAGCATTTCTGTCATTAAAAGCATAGACAGCTGGGATTAGTGTTGAGGCAGGGACCCATACTAACTGTCCAGTATCAGGATCAGCCACTTGGCACCAAGGCCAATATGTAGCGGTGTAACTATTGTTATAGGTTTGGGCTTCAGATGTTACATTAGCAACTGTAGCTCCATAAGTTTCCATGTCTATAACTGTTAAGAAATCACCTCTTTCAATAGCCATAGTTAGGGCTTTATTGATAGTTGTAGCTGATGTGCCTCCAAGATCACTAATTATCCCAGGCATTACTAAGGTGTTGAATTGATATTCATCCTTATTTGATAATATATCTAAGGAAGCAGTATATACATAAGCATCTAATCCTTGAATATTGGTAGCAGCAGCTATTGTCTCATAAAATCTAGCCCCAGCCCCAAATAATTCTCCAGTAGCATTTTCAAAAGAACCACTGCCTGTAGAAGGTAATGAGCCTGTAAATTGAGTTTTAGGGTTACCACTATTATCAAAATAATTAGGTGTGGCGTTCTTTACAGAAGATATATAAATGTATCTACTTTGATTTGGATAAGACCCAGAATATTGAAGATAAACATTACCAGCACTATCTGTAACTTTAGTTTTAACTTGATCTCCAATAACTTTAGATATATAATTAGGAGCATAAGGATCTAGTGATAAATTAGCCCAAGTTTCTAAAACTGCTTTTTCATCAGTTATATCATCTCCTCTTCTAATTAAAAGAGTAAAAGTTCCTATATTAGAATCAGTTTGAGAAATTTCCCATCTTAAGTTGTCTGAGGAACCACTAGCTAAGGCTCCATCACTATCTTGTGATGAGATACTATTTTGATTAGATCCTTTAGCAATTGTTTTTAGAACAAAAGCAGGTTGTGAACTTGGTTGGTCACTTGAGCTTATAGCTGTGCTTGTGGCTGAGGTAAAAGCTCCACTAACAACACGAGTGACTAATAAACTATCTCCACCATTATTAAAATAATTATAAGCTGCTATAGACGTAAAATAAGTGTAAGTATTACTAGCACTAGTAAATACACTACCAAATTTATTTGTAAAATCACTATAAGAAGTGACAACTGTAGGTTCTTCAACAGGACCTTTAACTGTAGGACCTATGATAGCCGCCCCAGCTTGAACTGGTTGTTGTTGAATAAAAGACTGGTCATTTTCTCTAGTAAATACACCAGGTGATAATAATGCTTCTGCCATGTTGTTTCAATTATTGGTTTATAATAAATATTAAAAAAGACTTAAAAAACTAGTTAGATTTAGTAAATAAACCTGAAGTTAGATCAATACTTCCATCACCATATTTTTGAGTTAGTTGTAATCCTAATTCATTTTCTTGGTTTTGAAACTCTTTAAATTGTTTTATTAATTCTTCTTTTTGGTCATTTAAGATTTGGATTTGATACTCAATCTGACCAAAGTTATTAATTAATTGGGTTTGGGAATTTTGAAGATTTTTAAGTTGATCTATTTCTTCTTGCAATAACTGAATTTGTTCCATATTAATAAATATGTAAAACTTCTTTGAGAGATTTTACTACCTGCTCAGGTTTTATAGACTTAGAACATTCAAAATGACGTTCTGTATTTTTATGATGGGGGCACCAATCCCAATCCCCAGCATCTAACTTATGAGTATTAAAACAACCTCCACAAACATTAGATGAAGCTGATAAGCGAATACAATTTTGCATTTCTGTGTATGGATCACTAAATCCTGAGATTAATATTGTAGGTTTGTTTAAGGCCCAACTTATCCAGGTTAGTCCACTACCCAAACCTATTAGTAGTTCAGAATTGTTGATAATGTTAAAAACTTCTTGAAAACTATTATTTCCTGTTTTATCTATTACTCCTGTTAAAGTTCCTCCTAATTTAGAATCATGCCAAGTATCTCCTAAAGATTCTCTAGATAACATAACTACTTTATACCCTTGATCATTTAACCAGTCTATAACAACCTGCCAACCCCCAGGGTAATTCCAATAAGCTGCAT